AGAAAAGTTAAACTTTATGGAGAACTAGCTGACTTTGTAGGTCATAAAGAATTAGACGCTGTAATAAATTCTACTGCCGATGCAATAAGGTTTTTGATAACTAATTTTGAAGGATTAGAAGCACACATGGCTAATAGACATTATCAAGTGCTTGTAGGTAACGAAGATATTGATGAAACTGAATTGCATAATCCAATAGGACAATCAGATATAAGTATTGTTCCTGTTATTACTGGTGCTGGTGGAGGTGTTGGAAAAACTTTATTAGGAATTGCATTAATCGGTGTTTCACTGGTAACAGGTGGAGGTTTTGCTGCTTTAAAAGCTGGTGGCCTTACAAATGTTTTCTCTTCTATTGGTTTAAATGTGGGAGTAGGTTTAACTCTTATGGGTGTCAGTGAAATGCTGTTTCCTTTACCTCAACCACAAGATTTTAGTAACGAAGAAGATCCAAGAATATCATTTAGTTTTTCTGGGGTGCAAAATACTAGTAGGGCTGGAACTAGCCACCCTATTGCTTATGGTGAGATAGTAACAGGATCAGTTGTGATTTCTGCTGGTATTGACACTAATCAGGTAACAGCATGACAGATAAAATTATTAGAGGTTCTGGTGGGCCTCCTCCTACTCCACCATCTCCAACAAGAGCACCTGATACTTTAAACAGTAGACAGTTTGCCACAATTCAAGATTTATTATCTGAAGGAGAAATAGAAGGTTTTGCTACTCCATCAAAAGCAGGACTTACAAAAGGTACAACAGCATATAACAATGCAGCATTAAAAGATATATTTTTAAACGATACTCCTATTCTTAACTCTAGTGCCAGCAATACAAGTCCACAGACTTCTGATTTTAACTTTCAAAACGTAGGGTTTACACCTCGTTTTGGAACGTCAAACCAAGAGCATATTCCTGGTATTGAAAGTAGTCAGTCAACTACTGCTGTAGGCTCATCACCTACCAATCCGCTTGGTACTGTTGCTTCTGGAGAAGCAAATGCTGTTACTCGTCAAATAACAAACACTAATGTTGATGCAGTAAAGGTAACAATAACATTTCCACAATTACAAAAAGCTACAGATCAAGGAGATTTACTTGGTTCTACTGTCAATTTAAAAATACAAGTTAATTATAACGGTGGTGGTTTTAGCGATGTTTTATCAGACACTATTACAGGTCGTACTGCTGATGCGTACCAAAAAGAATATCGTGTAAATATAACTGGTGCATTTCCTGTAGATATTAGAGTGGTTAGATTAACTATAGATAGCACTACTTCTAGTCTTGTTGATGCTTTTACTTGGACAAGTATTAGTGAAATTATTGATGACAGACAAAGATATTTAAACAGTGCCTATACGAGTTTAAGAATAGATTCTGAGCAGTTTAGTTCTATACCAAAAAGAGCTTTTCGTATTCGTGGAGTAAAAGTTCCTATTCCAGCGGCTAATGGAGGTCTTACACCAACTGTAGTTTCAAACCAAACTATTGCTGACTCTTTAGGTTTAGGAACTTGCAGTAGTTTTGGATTTATACACTATCCCGAAAATTATATATTTAATGGAACAATGACAGCAGCCCAATGGTGTAGTGACCCTGCCATGATATTGCTGGACTTACTCACAAGTCAAAGATTTGGTTTCGGTACACAAATCTCACCTGATCAATCAACAGATGCTAAAAAGTATGAAAATTTAGATTTGTTTAGTTTTGTAGCTGCTAGTAGATACTCAACAGGGAACAAAGGTGGAAGTGAGTTAATAAGTGATGGTTTTGGTAGTAGCGAACCAAGATTTAGTTGCAATGTAAACCTACAGGGATCTATGGAAGCGTACCAATTAATAAATGAATTAGCTGGTGTTATGAGATGTTTTCCAATATGGTCTGAAGGTTCTGTAACTATTACACAAGATAGACCAACTGATCCAAGTTATTTATTTAGTTTGGCAAATGTAGGTGAGGGTGGGTTTTCGTATTCTGGTAGCAGTCTAAAACAAAGACATAGTATTATTTCTGTTAGTTATTTTAATATGGACAGTAGAGAAATAGATTACGAAGTTGTCGGAGATGATGTAGATGGTCCAAATGCTTTGCAAGAAGATATTGATAGACAGGCTAAGTTAGGGATTGTAAAGAAAGACATTAAGGCTTTTGCTTGTACATCTAGAGGGCAAGCTAGAAGATTAGGAAAGGCTGTACTTCTAAGTGAGGAACAAGAAACGGAGGTGGTTAGTTTTACAACATCAATAGATGCTGGTGCGATAGTTAGACCTGGATCTGTAATCTCTGTCAATGATCCTGTTCGTGGTGGAGAAAGAAGATCAGGAAGAATAAATGCAGCAACTACTACGCAGATCACTGTAGATAACACGCAAGATTTAGATACCTTTACTGGATCAAACAAAAAATGCAGCGTGATATTACCTGACGGTACAGTTGAGACTAAAAATGTAACTGGAATTGTAGGAAGTGTAATTACACTAGATTCAGCTTTATCTGCAACACCCAATGTAAATGCTATATGGTTACTGCAAAGTTCTAATTTAGAAGCACAGACATTTAGAGTAATAACTGTTGAAGAACAAGATGGTATTAATTATGCAATAACAGCTTTAAAATATAACTTTAATTATGCAACAGGAGAAAGCCCAAAATATACCGCAATAGACTCAATGCAAGGTATTACTTTACCTGCAAGAAATATATCTTTATTAAACGAGCCAAAAAGTCCTCCATCAAACTTACAGGCATCAGAAAGAATTGTAGCGATCAATAATTTAGCGGTTACTAAATTAATTTTATCTTGGGTATCAGTAACAGGTGTAAGTCAATATCTTGTTCAATATAGATTTAACAATACTAATTGGGTAAATGAAGTTGTATTTAGACCTGACTTTGAGCTTATCGGCACAGAAGCAGGAACTTATGAATTTAGAGTATTTTCATTTAATGCAGCCTTAAAATTATCTGCAACATCTTCTGATTTTACATTTAACGCTGTGGGTAAAACAGAGCCTCCTGCAAATGTCCAAAATTTAACAATGGAACCAGTTACTAACAAATTAATAAGACTGCGATGGAATGAATCTATAGATCCTGATGTTATTCATGGAGGTAAAGTTTATGTACGACATTCAAATAAAACTGATGGTACTGGTACATTTCAAAACTCTATTGATCTTATAGAAGCATTGGCTGGAAATACTACAGAAGCAGTTTGTCCTAGTCTTGAAGGAGAATACATCCTTAAATTCCGTGATGATCAAGGAAATTTTAGTACTGGAGAAACTTCTATAATTTTAGATTTACCCGATTTAATAGATAGTCAACAAATTCTTGAAGACAAAGAACATACAGGTGGGTTTTTAGGTAGTAAAACAAATGTAAGTGTAGTTGGAGGAGGTTTAGAACTTACTAATCCATCTGTTAATTTAACAGGCACTTATGATTTTGAAAATATTTTAGACTTAGGTGCTGTATTTTCTTTGAATTTAAAACGATTAGTACAAGCTATAGGATTTACCGTTGGTGCTGCAAATACAATAGACGCTTTAATACCAGCTGGTACTTTTTGGGATGATTACGCACAGAATGGAAACTTTGACGGACCAGAAATTAATGATGTCAGTGCATCAATGACTGTAAGATCAACAATAAGTGCTCCTAGCGGTTCATCATATGCAAATTCAGATTTTGCTAATAAACCATTTAATACATTTGCTAATGGTACTTTTAAAGGAAGAGGATTTCAATTTAGATTAAATTTAAGATCAGAAAGTATTGCTCATAATATTTCTATTCAACAATTATCTTTTCTTGCTGCGTTTGAATCAAGAACTGAACGAAGTTATGTTTCTGGAAACACCACTTCCACTGCTCCATTAACATCTAGTTCTTCTTCATCAGGTTTGAATGTAGTTTTTGGTAGCCCATTTTTTACAGGTGCTACTGGTTTAGGCGGAGCTAATGCGTATTTACCTTCTGTCGGTATAACAATAATAGGTGCTGAAGCTGGCGATTATTTTGTATTGTCAAACGTAAGTGGAACGGGTTTTAATATTAAAATATTAGATAGTTCTAATAATCCTGTTAATCCTGCTAAAGAATTTACGTTCCAAGCTGTCGGTTACGGTAAAGGGGTGTAATATGGAGGAAAGTATTTTTTAGATGGCGCAAGTTCCTAATAAAAATATAGATAATGCTGCAGGTCAGGTAGTAAGGCTTGATATTCAAAATACTACTAAAGCTGTTGCTACTCATAATTTTGGGGCAAGAAATGATGCAGGTACAATACTACCCTGTGAATTTTTAGCAGACGATACAACTAATAAATTATTAATAAGAGGATCTAGTGGTGGCGATCAAGCCAATCCTAATCCTACATCTGGAACTGCTGCAACATTTTTTGAAGTAGGAAATTTGGATGAAGCGAATTTAGGATTACTACCAAAATCAGGTGGTACAATGACAGGTCAATTATTAGGTGATGATGGATCTGGAGCAGGAAGTCCAGCTTATGCGTTTGATAATAATACAGACACAGGAATGTTTCGATCAGGTCCTAATACAATAGGTTTTTCAACATCTGGTACTGCAAGAGTTTCTGTAAGTGATGCTGGCCTAGATGTTGTAAATGGATTGCCAATAAGATTACAGGATTCCAGTGGTGCTCCTTTTGTTGCCTTAAAATCACCATCAGCTTTATCTGGAGAGATAAACTTAACACTTCCATCTTCTATAACTAATGGAGGATTTTTACAGACAGATGGATCGGGTAATTTATCCTTTCAAATTGTAGCTGGTGTACCAACAGGATCTGTTTTTTGTATGGCAGTAGCTACTGTGCCTTCTGGTTATCTAGAGTGTGACGGTGCTGCGGTTAGTAGAACGACTTATGCTGCTTTGTTTGCAATTATTGGTGTTAACTATGGTTCTGGTAATGGATCGTCAACTTTTAATTTACCTGATTTAAGGGGTGAATTTGTTAGAGGTTTTGATCATGGCAGAGGTGTAGATAACAATAGAAGTATAAATGATCCTCAAGGTAGTCAGTTTGGAAGGCATAATCACAACGTTAGTGCGTCATCAACTTCAAGTGTTTCTGATCCTGGTCACCAGCACAGCATGAGTGTTGGTTTTTTCAACTCATTAAGTAGTGGTGGTGCATTAGCTTTTAGAGATGCTGGAACATCAAATAGAATTAATAGTGCATCTACAGGAATATCTGTTTCAACTTCTACAAGTATTAGCCAAAGTAATCGAGGTGGAGCATCAAACAGTTCTGAAACAAGACCTCGTAACGTGGCTATGATGTATATAATTAAAGTTTAATTATGGCAATAGAACCTGGCATATACAACTTTACGCTCCAGCGAAGATCGGATCATACGATCCCGCTTGTTTTTAAAGATTCTAATAATAATGCGATAAATCTTACTGGATTTACTGTAGCTGCACAGGTTTGGGAAGAAACACGCACCACGAAGTATGCTGACTTTTCTGTTACCTATACTGATAGATCGGCTGGATCTGTAAGTATTACTCTTACTGACACTCAAACTGCTACGTTTACTCCTGATATTTTAAAATATGATGTGTTATTAATTAATGGTGCAGGAGCCAAAGAATATTATTTAGAGGGTACAATATTTGTAAGCGAGGGCTACACTTCAACATGAGTAATGTAAGCATTACAACTGAAAAGAACACTGTTACCGTTAATGGCGATACCAGTGTTGTCACGGTTGCAACTCAAGGTCCACAAGGCCCACAGTTTAGTACCACTGGCACAAACTTAAATGATTCCAACAAAGTCAACAATTCAGTAGTGTATTTTGATTCAAC